AACGACGAAGAAAGAATTCCTCCAGCAAAAAATATGTTAGAGATTCTTTTACAGGATAATGACATAGTTTTAGAAAGTATTAAAACAGCATATGACGCTGCTGAATCAGTAGGTGCTGTGGGGTTAAGTGATTTTCTTGCTGGGCGGCAAGATGCACACATGAAGCATGGTTGGATGCTGAGAGCAACATTAAAATAATTGGAGAATAGCATGGACATGAAGCAACTGATCGCTCAAATCGATCACATCGAAAATAAACAAATACTTAATGAGGATGCTCATTATACTACTGCACCAGTCAACAATAGACCACAAGTCAGTAAAAGTAACAATCAAACATCTATCTACGAAATGTTGATTAAAGAGTTTGGTTACGATTTAAACGAAGCACCAGCAGTACCGAATCCGTATCAAGGTGCAGATGCTGCTAAGTTTGCAGCAATGAGCCCGCAAGATCAAGCATGGTTAACTAAAGGTGGTGGCGTTCCTGATATCAACGATGAGTTTATTTTGGCTCGTGCCCCTAACAAAGGTAAAGCAGCTGGAGGTGCGGCACAACCGGCTGCACCGGCCCAAGTCCCAGCCGGAATTAATCCAGAAACGGGTGAGAAATATGATGATGGCACAAATGCTCCGTTACAAGAACCGCCAGGTGCTGAGAAACCGGCAGGGGGAGGCGATACTGGAGAAGTTCCTGGAGTAACAACTCAGTCAGGTGCAACGCCAACAGTCCCAGCCGGAATTAATCCAGAAACGGGTGAGAAATATGATGATGGCACAAATGCTCCGTTACAAGAACCGCCAGGTGCTGAGAAACCGGCCGGAGGGGCAGCACAGCCAGCGGCACCAGCTGCACCAGCTGCTAATAAATCAATGACTCCTGCAATCACTGCTTATGCAGCCTCAATGGGTCTACTAAAAGGCGGTAAGCCAGATGTTGCTGCTATTAAGAAGTTTCAACAAGACAACGGATTAAAAGCAGACGGTATTATTGGTCCTAACACTGCAGGTGCTATTCTATCTGCACAAAAGCCCGGAATGGCAGGTAGTGGGCGTGGAGGTCAAGGCGGACCAACAGCGGCACAACTAGCACAGGCACCTAAGCCAGCAGGCGGTGGTGCACAACCGGCTACTGGAAGTGTGAAACCTAGATATAAAACACCTCAAGAATTTGATAAAGAAATTGATAGATTTAGTAAAAGTGCAAATCCCAACTTACCACCAAATGCAAGATATATTGCTACCTTACAAGCCGAAAAGGCTGCATTGAGCGGCGGTGCACCACAACCGGCGGCACCAGCAGTTGCAAAACCTGCATTGCCCGGACAAATTAGCGATACCCCGGCGGCAGAAAGTGTCAAATCACAAGATGATGCTATCTTGGAACGAATAAGAACAGCATTGTTTAGATAAAGAAAAAGCGCCCCAGGGGCGCTTTTTTAATGCCAATTGCCTTGATAACAGTGCAATAATTCGTGTCCTAATGTGTGCATAGTGGCTCGTTGAGGCACAATGATTACACAACGATTGCCGTCCCAAAAACTGCATGCATTAACTGCAAACCCAAATGACTTGCCCAGTCTTCGACGACTTTCTGTTTCGCATGCTTGTTGAACATTGGGCACTGGTTTTACCGTGATCAACATCTCCTCGTGAGTGTTTTTGTTCATTTCAAATTTTCTGTTGGGATCATCCCAATTTTGTGCATAAACACTTTGGCTTATAATCAGCATTGCTGTCAGTAGTTTTTTCATCATTAACGTTGACCTTAAGTTACTAAGTAGTGTATACTATAACATCAAGGAGTAATTATGTCAACTAGAATGTATGGACCCGAAGAAAAAGCCAAATTGGAACGTTTAATTAACGAAGGCCAAAATATCTTACGTGAGGTTGAAGACCTCAAAGAAGGGCTTAGAGAAACTGTCAAGGCAGTGGCTGAAGAACTAGAAGTTAAACCCAGTGTTATCAACAAAGCCATTACTATTGCACACAAAGACAATTGGAAAGAACACGAACAGGCATGGAACGACATCGAAATGATTTTGGGTGTTACTGGACGTTTACCCAAAGATGAATGAACTATTAAAACCAACATTTGATTGGATACGTGATGACTTTAAGTCTAATCGAGTTCGCTTTGTTATTGAACTTTTTGCTTGGGCTATTAGCATTGGTTGTAGTATTACAATGGCGCTCACCGTACCCACTCCTCCGCTTCTTACTCTTTATCCCCTTTGGATTCTTGGCTGTGCTATGTATGCTTGGGCTGCTTGGACTAGGAAATCTTTTGGTATGCTGGCTAACTATTGTCTGCTGACTACCATAGACACTGTTGGATTAATAAGGATGGTATTTTGATGAGACGTTCAAGCATTAAAACCTCATTTGGCGGAGAAGTTCCTTTTACTAAATTTATTAGTGAAGATTTGGCCACTCAGCAAAGATTATTAGATGCATTAAATCTTGCCATCGAAGACGGATATACTGTTAAACCGGAAGATCCGACTGCAGATTCGAAACGTGTAGATTTAACAGTTCAAGATGCAGAAGGCAATGTTCTACTAGTAATCGAAAGCCAGGATGCTACCGGCTGGTTAGACTCTGTGCATGCTAGTAAAATCATGTACTATATGTGGGACAAGGGATGCGAACAAGGTGTAATTTTATCCGAAGATGCCGATGAGTATATCATGAGTTTTGTAAGGTCTCTTAATACTGATCATAACTTTAGTATCACATTGCTCAAAACACTTATCTACGGCGACGAAAAACCATTCGTTGATTTTGTTCCACTAATAAGAGGAAGTGATATTGAATACACTTCAAATGTAAGAACTCGAACAGAACCAGATCCTCAAAAAGTAAGTTTATTGCAAGATCTTGCAAATAACAATCCTGGATTATTTACTAATGTAACTGGGCGATATGCTAGCCATATTAAATTAGGTGCTAGTTCTATGAACGTTGGTATTGTTCCTTATAAGAATGGCCGATTCTGGGTCGACATCTGGCATGGTGGAAAACATAATACTGATAATTTTAGAAATACTTTTACAGAATTATGTGACCAAAACGGATGGGAAGCCAAATTCCAGCAAGCTCGTGCTTATGTAAATGGAGACGGCGGCGTTGCTGCCGACGAAGGTATTCATATCTTTAAAACATTCATGCAAGCATTAAAAGAAAATAAAATTCATGCCTAACTATACACTAAATAAAAAGTAATGGCAGGCGTGGCCATAATCCGCATTGTAGGTATTTGCAAGCCATAAATTGCATAGGAGAAAACAATTTGTATGTAGACGCATTTTTTCAGCGTGATGCTGATATCATCAAGATAGTTGAACGTAGTAACGAAGGTAAACGGATATTTAAAGAATATCCAGTTCGCTACACGTTTTATCATCAAGACCCCAAGGGCAAATATCAAAGTATTTTTGGAGAACCATTGTCACGAGTGGTATCTAAAAACAGTAAAGATTTCCGTAAAGAACTTGCTATTCACAGCAACAAAAAACTTTACGAAGCAGATATTAATCCAATCTTTTCAACGTTAAGTGAAAATTATCTAAACGCCGAGGCTCCCAAACTCAATGTGGCGTTTTGGGATATTGAGGTGGACTTTGATCCAGAACGTGGCTATGCTTCACCCGAAGATGCATTCATGCCAATTACTGCTATCGCTGTTCACCTACAATGGTTAGACACACTGGTCTGTTTGGCTATGCCTCCCAAGGGCATGTCAGTTGAACAGGCGCAACAATTGGTCAAGGATATTCCCAACACACACATCTTTGACAACGAAGCAGACATATTAGATACTTTCTTAAATTTGATTCAAGATGCAGACATCTTAAGTGGTTGGAACAGCGAAGGCTTTGATATGCCTTACACTGTAAACCGCATTACCAAAGTGCTCAGCAAGGATGATACTCGCAGACTTTGTCTTTGGGACCAATATCCCAAAAAACGTGAATATGAAAAGTATGGTAAATCGGCTATCACTTACGACATTCACGGACGGGTGCATTTAGACAGTCTCGAACTGTATCGCAAATACACCTATGAAGAACGGCATACCTATCGACTGGATGCCATCGGTGAGATGGAGGTAGGGGAGACCAAAACAGTTTACGAAGGTACTCTTGATCAATTATACAAAAATGATTTCCGAAAATTTATAGAATACAACCGTCAAGACTGTGCATTGTTAGATAAACTAGATAAGAAATTGAAGTTTATCGACTTGAGTAATAAACTAGCACATGAATGTACTGTGTTGTTACAGACCACAATGGGTGCTGTGGCTGTTACTGAACAGGCCATTATCAATGAGTGTCATCGCAGAGGCTTCCAAGTTCCCAACAGAATAAAACGCGATGAACTTGAAGACACTGCTGCCGCTGGTGCATATGTTGCATATCCTAAAGAAGGATTGCAAGATTGGGTAGGATCGTTAGACATTAACAGTCTGTATCCGTCGGCGATTCGTGCGTTAAACATGGGCCCAGAAACCATTGTGGGACAACTACGTCCGGTACAAACTCAAGAATATATCAATGAACAGACTACTCTTAAGAAAAAATCTTTTGCGGCAGCGTGGGAAGGCATGTTTGGCAGTATGGAATATGATGCAGTGATGCGTCAAGACAAAGCGTTTGACATTACCATTGATTGGGAAAACGGCGACAAGGATGTATTAAGTGCTGCCGAAGTATATCATTTGATTTATGAAAGCAATCAGCCTTGGATGTTAAGTGCAAATGGCACAATCTTTACTTACGAGAAAGAAGGTATCATTCCCGGACTGTTAAAGCGTTGGTATGCTGAACGTAAAGAGATGCAGGCCAAACTCAAAGAATGTATCAAAGCAGGCAACAAAGTAGAAGAAGAATATTGGGACAAGCGTCAGTTAGTTAAAAAGATTAACTTGAACAGTTTGTACGGTGCTATTCTTAACCCAGGCTGTAGGTTCTTTGATAAACGAATTGGTCAGTCAACTACCTTAACAGGTCGACAAATTGTCAAACACATGGCCGGTAAAGTAAATGAAATTGTCACAGGCGATTACGACTATCGTGGCAAAGCAATTATCTACGGTGACACAGACTCATGCTACTTTAGTGCTTACAAAACTCTACAAAAAGAAATTGACAAAGGTAGTATTCCGTGGACTAAAGAAACTGTTATTCAACTTTATGATCAAATCGCCGACGAAGTTAATAACACATTCCCACAGTTTATGTTGGATGCATTTCATTGTCCAAAGACACGTGGTGAAGTTATTAAAGCAGGTCGAGAAATTGTTGCCTCAAAAGGACTGTTTATTACTAAAAAGAGATATGCAGTACTGTATTACGACAAAGAAGGAAAACGAACAGACGTCGACGGCAAGCCAGGTAAGATCAAAGCCATGGGACTGGATCTGAAACGTAGTGATACGCCAGAATTTATTCAAAACTTTTTAAGTGATGTGTTGGAGAAAGTCTTAACTGGTACTACCGAACAAGAAGTATTGGATCATATTACTGAATTCCGCACTAACTTCAAAGCCCGCCCCGGTTGGGAAAAAGGTTCGCCTAAACGTGCTAACAATGTTTCGGCATATCGAGGCAAAGAAGAAAAGGCAGGCAAGACCAATATGCCAGGACACGTTCGAGCAAGTCTCAACTGGAACACTCTCAAACGCATGTATGATGACAAATACTCCATGAATATCACAGACGGACAAAAGGTCATTGTGTGCAAACTAAAAGCAAATCCGCTGGAGTACACATCTGTAGCGTATCCTGTAGATGAACTGAGATTGCCTAAATGGTTTCAAGATCTACCATTCGATCACGAAGAAATGGAACAGACGATTATTGACAACAAATTAGATAACCTTATCGGTGTTCTAAACTGGGACGTCAAGAGCACCGAAGAAAAAAATACATTTAATAAATTATTTGACTTCTAACAAAAAAACCTATATACTAACACAAAGGAATTATTATGAAAGACATTTTACAAGACATCGTAGCACATACTCATAGTCTAGGCTTTTTGCCTCTGGTTAAGATTACCAGTGAAGACGAAACTATCATCGAATCAATCGCCGAAGATCGATCAGTAGTGGTGCAGGCAAAGACACATAAATTGGTTGACGAATTCGAAGGTGTATTTGGAATGCCTAATTTAGACAAGTTGGCATTGCATTTGAAAAATCCAGAGTACAAAGAAAATGCAAAAATTGCAGTAGTTAGAGAGCAACGCAACGGCAAAGAGATCCCAACTGGATTGCATTTTGAAAATACCATTGGAGACTTTGTCAATGATTATCGATTTATGGTGGCTGAAATTATTAATGAAAAATTAAAAACTGCCAAGTTTAAAGGTGCCAATTGGGACGTAGAATTTTCACCAAGTGTTGCCAGTATTCAACGACTTAAATTACAGGCTCATGCTCACAGTGACGAAACTACATTCCAAGTTAAAACTGAAAACGGTAACTTGATTTTCTTCTTTGGGGATGCCAGTACTCACGCAGGTAGTTTTACATTTCAGTCTGATGTTAAAGTTAAATTTAAACACAATTGGGCATGGCCGGTGACGCAAGTTATCAGCATCTTAAATCTAGGTGGTGACGTCACTATGCGTATTACTGATCAAGGTGCTATGCAGATCACAGTTGATTCAGGCCTTGCTGAATACAACTACATCTTACCAGCACAGAGTAAGTAATGAATATAGAACAAATTGTTTTTGCAGTTACAGTATGGGTAATACTTACCGGTGTTACCTATCACTTAACTGGGTGGGATAAGATACGTGATTGTTATAAAATGTGGTTTACACGTGAATACTGGACCGACTACAACATAGTTGAATTTGTCAGTTGGTTTGCTAAAGCCATTATTATTATTCCAGGATTAATCTTTGGAATACAGATATGGCAACTCTACTTTCTTACCCTAGCAACTAGTTTAACACTTATATGGGCTAGTAATAAAAAATTGTTGCCTACATTAGTAGCATTTAACACAATGTGGGCTTGGTTAAGCCTAATGGTTATTGCACAAAAGGTCATATGAATAAAAATTTAACCGCTACACAAAACGACTACGCATACTTCTTGCCGGCTACGTCAGGTTTCTACTCAACCTTCATAGGCAAACAACGCTATGGAAACTATGTAGATCCTGCACGTATACCACCAAGTCTAGCAAACGGTGTGGAAAGTCTCAATTATCTAAATCCAGATAAGGGTGCATTTTATTTTGATCATTGCCTATACTCTGCAGGACATGCTAACTTAGATCTTACCAAGCCGGATGAAACTGAGGACATGTTCCGTAATAGAGATCGTAATACAAGTTGGGTATTGGGTGACTCAGGTGGATTCCAGATTGGTAAAGGTGTATGGGAAGGCGAGTGGCGTGATCCTACAGGTCCGGAAGTTGCTGCCATGTGGGCAGAAGTCAATGCTAAAGGTGTTGAACTTGTACCACAACTGCATCCTACTGGAGATCCTAAAACTGACAAGAATGGTAATCCTAAATACACCAAAGTAGATCATCCTAAACTATATCAAGCCCGTTTAGATGCCGCACAAAAGAAGCGTGAACAAGTATTAACTTGGATGGATGCCTTAATGGACTATGGCATGGTGCTTGATATTCCAGCATGGGTAGAACGTAGTCCCGCAGGACGTAAGGCAACTGGTATTGAATCGTATCAACAGGCAGTAAATGCCACTAGATTTAATAACGAATACTTTATTAAACATCGTAATGGCAACTGCAAGTTCTTAAATGTTCTACAAGGTGAAACACACGATCAAGCAGATGATTGGTACCAACAGGTTAAAGACTTTTGCGATACTAAGATCTACGGGGACAAAGCATTTAATGGCTGGGGCATGGGTGGACAGAACATGTGTGATATTCACCTTGTACTCAAACGTCTGGTGGCTCTACGCTTTGACGGACTGTTAGAACAGGGTCAACATGACTGGATGCACTTTTTAGGTACTAGTAAACTTGAATGGGCTGTGCTACTAACAGACATTCAACGTGCTGTTCGTAAGTATCATAATCCAAGTTTTACTATATCGTTTGACTGTGCAAGTCCGTTCTTAGCCACTGCCAATGGACAGATTTATATCAACACAGAAACTGAAGATCGTACTAAATGGGTCTATCGTATGCAGGCGAGTGCGGATGATAAGAAGTATGCCACTGACAGCCGCTTGTTTAAAGATGCTGTATTACAAGATGGTATATTTGAAAAGTTTGAAACTAGTCCGATTATTGATCAAATGCAGATGAAAGAAATTTGCATCTATGCGCCAGGCGACCTAAATAAAAATGGTAAAGAAGGCAAGACATCGTGGGATTCGTTTAGTTATGCACTAATGATGGGACATAATGTTTGGATGCACTTGAACGCAGTACAAGAAGCCAATCGACAATATGATTTGGGCAAATTGCCTGCCATGTTAGTTGACGAACGCTTCGATAGAGTGTATTATAAGGACATAGTTGATACAATCTTTTCTTGTGATAACAGAGACGATGCTAACGCAATCGTTGAATATTACAGTAAATTTTGGATGACTATTATTGGCACACGTGGTGCAACTGGCAAGAAGACTGTCAATGCACACACCAAGGCTGAAGAATTTGGTATTCCCAATGTAGATTTTTCCGACTTAAAAGTAGTTAAGAACGAAGAACCTAAAGAAAATAACTTTATGGATTTATTTGAATGACATTGCCTGACGAAAGATATCGTGCTGTAGTACATACACAGAAATTTCTATTAGAAATTCTCAATACTCCGCGAGTTCCTAAATCTATCAAAGACAGTGCTAGATACTGCTTGCGTCACTATCCTAGCGAATGGGATATGAAGGCTGCAAGTGAATTGGCACCGCATGTGTTTCAAGAACGTATGGAAGAAGTAACTAAACTGTTCAAACAATACGAAGAAGGCAAGAAAAATGAAGCGTGATTATTCAGACGGTGTGGCCGACAACGTAATTTTCTTTATTGGCAATGAAGTAGAGCATACTCCTGCATTTGGCTTGCGTACACTATTCGTTACTGGAGTTCAACCAGTTGACGCTATTGCTCAACACTTGCAAGGTTGTGAGCATATCTTCTTTGGTGCCAATCACAGTTTTAATCCTTTGTTCAACGACTATGATGGTTGGAAGGCTTGGGAAGATATGATTGAATTCTTCCTTGAAAAAGATTATCTATGTAGTCTTGATATTCCATTATCAGCAGTAGAAGAATTTCACGATGGTGGTCTAAACGAACATGCAAACTTTATTCCACAGATAAGAGTGCCAATTCCTTATGTAAAACTTTGGAATTATAATACAATGCTTAAAATAGATGATAAAGATTTTAAGGCAACTAATCCCGGTGTGTGGTCCCACAGTCTACACACACTAATGGATCGTAGTAAGTTTACAGACTGGTCACAATATAAGCAGGACAAAGCATTATGAAAACAGAAAAAACCACTGTGAAACCTACAGTGAGCAAACAAGAAGAAGACATACAACAAGATCAATTGTTGGAACTAATGATTAGACAAAATCAATTATTGGAATCCATTGATTGGAAATTATGGGAATTGTATAAATCTTTGGTTAAAGACGAAGAGCCCACTAAATGATTATTAAACAAGACATTCGCCCTAACAAAATGATATGGGTTACTTTTCGTAAAGAAGGTATTCACAAATATCCAGCGGCGGCGACTGATCCTAATTTAGCAACAGGAGACGAATATGATGTTTCGTTTTTGGCCACTCCTCATCGCCATATCTTTCACTTTAGGGTGTGGCTATCTGTTACGCATAACGACAGAGACGTGGAATTCATTCAATTCAAGCGATGGCTTGAAAAACTGTATTCTAGCAACCAAGGTGTATTGTCGTTAGATTATAAAAGTTGTGAGATGATGAGCGATGACTTATACGCTCAAATCTCAGCAAGGTATCCAGACCGTGAGGTTTGGATTGAGGTCTCCGAAGACGGAGAAAATGGTTCATTTATTAAGTATTAAGGAAAAGGCTATTATGGCTAACGAACATTTGCAAAAATATTTGCGTATGACTAGAGAAGTTTCTACAATCTTTGATGATTTAGATAATTTTCTCAATTTCTGTAGATTTGAGTTGCTGCCGTTCGATGAAGCAGATCTTTACAATCGAGGAAGCCCAAGTTGGAGGGCGTATGAAAATTCTAAACGTCCTCGTAGAGAATATGGCGATCGTAAAGAATGGAAACCACGAGGCAACAACAGTTATCGGTCACGTTGAACATGACTATATTTCTAATTGATTTAGAAGCAGTTTCTACTCGCTATACCGGCGAGTGGAAATTACACGTTCCTCAACTACTTAAAAAGACAGGACACAATGTCAACATTATATCAGGTCCTACGGACATTCCTAGTGCTACCACTCCTGGAGCATTTCTCAACTTTGGCGGCACTAATATCTACAAGGCTAGTCAAGTGGAGCAGATGGGTCGCTTATTTTGTAACGGATCCGTTAATCCCGGCGATCATTTTGTGTTTACTGATGCTTGGCATCCAGGTATCATTAATCTAAAGTACATGAGTGAACTGCTTGGTATCCCAGTAGTTACACACGGACTTTGGCATGCTGGCTCATATGATCCACAAGATTTCTTAGGCAGACTAGTTGGCAAGGCTAAGTGGGTCAGGCATGCTGAGAAAAGTTTTTTCTATGCGTTTGATCACAACTATTTTGCCACAGACTTTCACATTAGAATGTTTGTAGACAATTTGTTAGAAGATGGTTTTAAGAGTGAAAATCCTTGGTATGAGTTAGATTTTGAAGATTATCAAACTAGTGGCAAGATTGTACGCACTGGTTGGCCTATGGAGTATATGGATAATACGTTAACAGCATATAAAAATATGCCCAAGCGTGATCTTATTTTATTTCCACATCGTATTGCTCCAGAGAAACAAGTTGAAATCTTTAGAGATTTAAAACACTGGTTACCACAATATGAATTTGTAGTATGTCAAGATCAGCAACTAACAAAAAACGAATATCATAATTTACTAGGTGAAGCAAAACTAGTGTTCAGTGCTAATCTACAAGAAACACTGGGTATTAGTTGTTATGAAGGTGCTATAGTAGATGCTATCCCTATGGTGCCAGATCGATTGTCATACAGTGAAATGTATTTTGATACATTTAAATATCCCAGTAAGTGGACCGAAAACTATGACACCTACACTGCCTACAGGCCTGATCTATGTCGTGCTATTATATCACATATGGACAATTACAAAACTAGATTGCCTATGTTGAAAAAACAAACGGAGACTCTACATGAGCAATTTTTCTCAGCCAACAATCTCATCAATAGATTTACCAAGCACTAAGTCTATAGACGATATATTAAAAGATTGCATGACCATTGCCAGTAGTGCATCTAGCGATACTATCACTATCACCCCCGGCGACATGTCATATAACTATACTACGGCCGGGACCCTTAGTGGCAATACTATAACATTTTCAGGTGCTGGCGCACAGCCAACATATTATACAGGTTCGAGTGGGATTTCAACTATTACATTAAACGGAATAGATGCTAGTAGTTACTCTTTTAACTTACCAGAAGAATGGGTTGAAGCATTTCCGGACTGGCATAGAGTTGAAGATATGTGTAAAAAGTATCCGGGTTTAGAAATAGCCTTTAGAAATTTTCAAACTGTTTATCAATTAGTAAAGGATGATTATGATAATCCAGTTCCTAAAAAATAAATTTTTTAATTTGTTAGAACGCAATGATCGTAAAAGAATTATTATGGACCGTGTGGACAACGAACCGTACCTTGAACGGTACTATGTTTTCCTTAAGGACAGAACATGGTTTCCATTTAATGTGTTTCTACACAAGTTTCTTAAGTCAGACCCCGATGATGTGCATGATCATCCATGGCCTTACGCTACTCTGATATTAAAAGGTGGATACTATGAATGGACTCCTGTTTTTGACAGCGTGGGCAAAATGATAGCCGAAACGTGTACTTGGCGTGGACCAGGACATTTTCGTATTTCAAGTGCTAACAGTTACCATCGTATTGAACTCGATCCTAGTGTAGACTGCTGGACTATGTTTATGCCAGGTCCGCAAAAGAGAGAGTGGGGATTTCTTGTAAAGAATAAATGGATACCAAATGGCCAATACTTACAACAACGCAAAATCAGCACTTGACACGATACAAAATCTTTATACTACCGGAAGTGGTAGTGGACAGTTTTTAACAAGCGGGTCTAACGGCACGGCATGGTCTAATTCAAATGACACTGTACTCAAGGTTAATCAAAATCCGCCGGAATTAGAAGTTAAAGGTCGGCTAGTACTCAACGGACAAGATTTAGAAGAACGATTAAACACAATTGAAAAAGTCTTGATGATCCCCGAAAGAGATGTTATACTGGAAAAAAGTTATCCGTTACTTAAAAAAAAGTACGATGACTATATTAATACATTAGGTAAGTATAGAACATTTGAAGCAATCAAAGGAGACAAATGAATACAATCACTCGAATCCAATTTTTAGAAGAAACACATAGAATACTAGATGTAGAAGTACAACGATTAGAAAAAATTAGTCCGTTTAATCCAACAATCATTGATCTTAAAAAACAAAAATTAAAAATTAAAGACGATATAGAAAATTTAAAAAACACACAATCAAACAATTGATATGATTACTGATTTAGAAAAGGCATTAAATGAAAAACGAGCACCGTGGACAGAAATTGAATATCGAACAAAAGACTTTTGGATATTCAGAGATGCATATCCAGTTACCCAAGGGCATTTGTTATTTGTGCCTACCCAAGAGTCAAGTAACAATCTCTGGGAGTGCTACAAAGCAGCCTACAAATTCGGATTCGAAGGTGTTGAGTCAGAAAAGTGGGAGGCTTTTAACATCGGCCAGAATGTTGGAGAAGCAGCAGGTCAAACTGTGATGTATCCCCATGTTCATATGATCCCTAGACGCAATGGAGACATGGAGGATCCACGTGGCGGAGTACGTCATGTTATACCAGAAAAAGGAAACTATAAAAATGCAAGTAAGAGTTAAAGAAAATACAGACGAAGTTGGCAAGTGTGGCTGTGGCCGTAGTCCTACAGGCAAGTGCTGTGGATGGCACGGACTAACTGAAGAACAATTTCAAGAACGTCTTGAAAAATATCAAACTGGTCAACAGGATTTAAGTGGAAAAGATCTCTAATACTATTACTGTACTATGGGATAATCAGAATGGATTCTGGTGGAATGAAACTTGTGCTATGGTACTAGAAGTGTTTGGATTGCCTGGCCATAGGTATGAATCAAAACCTGGTACGGAATGTATGAGTTTTACATTTAAGAATCAAAAGGATGCAGTCTTATGTCGAATATTATTAAGCGAGAGACTGTGAAATATTTTGTTGGTTTTCTTTTTGGATTTTTGTTATGGGTGTTTATTCTCAGTATAACTCCTATGCCTGAAAGATCTCATGTCTATGACTGCGGTATGGCAGAATGGCATCCTGATATTCCTAAAGAAGTAAAAGAAGAATGTAGAAGATTAAGAATGTCGCAGCCAGGCGTTACTATATGATGACTAAAATAGGTATTGTTGGTTTAGGATTTGTTGGGGAGGCAGTACTCAATGCCTACGAAACTCTGTTTACTGATGTAGTTGTTGTAGACATTGATCTGTCTAAATCTACAGGTACTTACGCAGATTTGCAAGACTGTGCGGCTGTATTTGTCTGTGTACCTAGCCCATCAAAAGATTCCGGCGAATGCGATACCAGTATATTAAACTCTGTACTGTATATGTTACAGGATTATAAAAATGTAATTATTAGCAAGACCACTGCAACTCCACAGTTCTACGAAAAGATGCAGACAGTCTATCCTAATCTAGTACACATCCCTGAGTTCCTAACTGCGGCTAACGCTAACGAAGATTATCTCAAAGAAATTAATGCTATTATAGGTGGTAAGATTGCTGCCTATAGAAATGAAGCAGAACGTATTATTAAACTAGTACAGCCTATAACAATGGTAGAACATTGTTCAATAGGTGAGGCTGCATTTGTCAAATACACAATCAACTCATACCTAGCCACCAAAGTAGTGTTTATGAATGAAATGAGTGAGTTAGCAACAGCACACGGATACCGGTGGGATGCTATCAGAATGTATCTAGCAGAAGACAACCGTATTGGGTTAAGTCACATGCAAGTTCCAGGGCCAGATGGATACTATGGATTTGGTGGTATGTGTTTTCCAAAAGATACTACAGCATGGGTAAAGTATGCAGGTAAACTAGGCGTACAATTGAGCGTATTGAAGTCTGCAATAAAGAAAAATGTCCTATTACGGTTGCAAAAACCTAAATAATCTAGTACAATGTACAATAGTCATCCACGACAATAACTCGGAGAACAACAATTGACAAATAAAGAAACAGGCCTGGACGCAATGGCAGGCGATGGCGGATATCAAGAAGAAAAGTATCTAGGAAACTATCTTCGTTTTAAAATGAAACGTGAAGGCAAACGCTTTTGGGCTGGCGATAACATTAGCGAATACGTTACAGACGATTTTAAAGAACGTCTTATTGACGAGGCTGCAGAAGCATTTGAAACGGTACTTGATCGTTTGCTTATTGATCGAGAAACAGATCCCAACTCAAAAGGCACAGCCCGAAGGCTTGCCAAGATGTACTTTAATGAAATAATGGCAGGTAGATATGAACAAGCACCCGACGCAACAGCATTTCCAAATGATTCGCAAGATCGTTACGAAGGTATGCTTGTTGTACGTAGTGAGTTGCGCAGTATGTGTAGCCATCATCACCAACCCGTTAGTGGGGTTGCTTATATCGGTATTATTGCTGCTAATAAGCTCATTGGTTTGTCTAAGTATACCCGCATTGCTCAATGGTGCGCCCGTAGAGGCACTCTCCAGGAGGAACTTTGTAACGACATTGCCCGCGAGATTAGCAAAGCAACTGATTCCGAAAACGTAGCAGTCTACGTGCAGGCAGTTCACGGTTGCTGTGAGAATCGTGGCATTATGGCGCATAGTTCTCTAACACAGACAACTGTATTAAAAGGCACATTCAAAGACGATCCTCATACAAAGAAAGAGTTCTTTGACAATATTAAACTACAACAGGAGTTTGCACCACGATGAAATACATTACCAACAAGTTTGACAGCATCCGCTTGCCAGTTGAAGATGGCTTGTTAGAGTGGTTGCAGGCAAAATACCCTGCATCAAAATATCATATTAAGGAATTATAATGGATAAATTTTTCGAATGGTTTGGTCGTCACCGTAAAACGATTGGCTATGTAGTCGGCGGTGCCAACATAGGGTCAGGTATTGTGCAAATTGCCAGTGGAAGTTTTTGGCCTGGCATAGTGTGGTTAGTCTTAGGTGCGGCAATAATTTTAGATACAAGGATGTTCAAATGACTGTATATGTAATCAAACCTTTGGAAAAGAAAAGCATTGTCTACCATGTAGAAATGTATCGTAAGAACCCTGATGACAGCATCAGTTGGTTTAACATAGACGAAACATATCGATGGGGACAAGGATTTGTTGAAAGTGATTTAGATTGCAATCTTCCTTGGCAAGGTGATCACATTGCTTATGCTCGAACAGATTGTGGCTGGGGTTGTGAGTTTGATGATAGTTGTAGCGTTGAATGGGAATTCAGTGATGACATCTCTGAACTTGAACAACAAGAACTCAAAGAACTCTACTATGAAGGTGGTGCTGGTTGGCTCTACGACGGTGAACATGAATGGCAGGAAGAAGATGCCGCAGTACATATTATTGCTCCGTATCAAGTTAGTCTATGTGAAGAAGATGGCACGATTATAGAAGAAAATGTTAAACTAAGATCTCGTCCAGATCCAAGTAGTAAGTGGCCTTTTCCAAATTAAGGAATATTATGAATTCAGTAGACATGGCTAACAATTTAATCTTTAGAGCAAAGAACTTACATGAGTTTACTGTTACTACCGAAGTTCCGGATGAGTTTAAATTTAATGGAGAAATTCCATTTGACCTGCAGATTAAGGATAATTTAATTTATGCTAAAGTTTGGGCTGTAGACTTTGACGAGGCTGCAAAAAGATTAGATAACTGGTTAGGAACATGTAAATGAATTGGTTGAAAAAAATATTATGGCGTTGGACCTCAGAAGGTCGAGAGATATACGAGAGTGAAGGCGACAAGGGCGGATTACGAGTATCAAGAAGTCGCCTAATATCTCAAGATGATTGTGATGCAGTCAGCGACGATCCTATATTAAACTTTAAAGTGTTTAATGCCGTAGGTGGTAAAGTAGTAGAGTTTAGACGTTATGATCGTAAAAGTGATCGCAATGATTCTACTACCTATATTATTACCAATGATCAAGACTTTGGTGAACGCATTGCCAAAATTGCTATGATGGAAAATCTAAAATTATGACTGCCCAAGAACCTGCCCACGGTATTCTACTAGTAAATTCCTGGGGAACATCCAAAATGTATAAGGCCGTCTGCGAGTGCGGCGATGACGACTGCACACATACTATCGATGTAGAAGCAGACGATGCCAGTGTTAATGTTACTATCTATACACGAACACGAACAAACTTTTGGTCTAAGTCTCGATGGCAGCATATTTGGAAACTGCTGTTCAACGGATATACAGATTTTGAAACTACTATTGTCATGAATAAACAGGTTGCTTTTAACTATGCTAATGTGTTACAATTAGCAGTTAAAGAAGTTGAGGAATTAAGAAATGAAAGAAAAAATCGACGAAGTAATGAACATCCTCAGTGAAGAATGTGCCGAGGTTATACAGGCGGTAAGTAAAATTAATCGATTTGGTATAGACAATTACAAACCAGGTAAATCTAAAACCAACCGACAGCATTTAGAAGAAGAACTAGGCG